CTTAAACCCTTTGTTCTTACACCACATTTGAGCACTCATCCATTTGGCTTTGTTTATAATCAATTGTGCTTGATTGTATCTATTCTTTCCAACTTTCTCTACCAGTGTTTGATTTTCTGGTTTTATTTCTATCACTTCTGCGTGTGGCTTCCCATTTTTATCTGTGTATGCAATAAAAAAATCAGGAACATAAATTGTGTATTTGCCTGTGAGTGGATGTTTATACGGAATCTTTATCGATTCGTTAGCCCATTTTTGTATGCTAGGACTTTCGTCACAAAATCTCATAAATGCAAATTCCCAACTGCTACGATACAATGGAGTTCTTCCTCCAATGTACTTGTCTGGAAATTTCATTTGGAATCTACCTTGAGCGAACTTCGCCATTGGATTATACCACTATGTTTCTTTTTTCAGATAAACTGTTTTCAGTTTTTACTTTGTATCCAAGGGAAGATGTGTTTGATCTGTTATGGTTTAAAATTTCTGTTACAATATAACTCAATTGAACTTTATCCATACCTTTAAGTGTATCTAACAATTCAAAAACTTTTACTCCGTCAATTTTAGCCTGTTGTAGTATCACCGTGGCAGTTGAAATACTTGCCGTTCTATCAAAACCTCTTGATTCAAAAAATCCAACCACAGCATCAACATCATTGCTTGGAAAAGAAAGAGTATCATTGAAATAATTATTGAAAAATTCTTTTACTGGTCGATTGCTATCGTTGTTGTTACTTGGTAAATTTGACATTATCTATTCCTTATTAATGCTTTTGTTACTGCTTTTAAACCTGAACCAATATTTGAAGCACTTCTTCCTATAAATGTGTTAGGCACACCGTAGGCTTGATCTGCTGTGTTTCCTATTCTTCCAATGGCTCCTGTTAATATATTGAAACCTTCTTGTTTTAATCCTTCTTTTGATAAATTTTTAGCATTTTTTAATCTGTTGGCAGTTCGTATTATTGAACCCAATGTGATTCCTCCTCTACCTCCACCTAATTGACTACCAATGTATGTATATGGTCCGTCGTTGGCTCCAAACAGACCTGAAAGAATTCCTCCTGTACCTAATAAACTTGTGGATCCTCCACCTGATAAAGAATTAGGTGATGGGGTTTTATCGTAATGCTCTTGACCAAATCCTGCTGGAGCACCGTTGGCTTGAACTCTGCCTCTTGAATAAAACACTGCTTCATATTCCACAGTCATCTGATTCTGTACTGGTGCAGACTCTTGATTGTTCATTGTGTCGTGTTGCCATCTTTGCACAATTGGATTTACCAGCGTATAGCAAGTGTAAGTTTTTCTTGCCATTTGATAAATCTGTATGCTGGTAAAAAATGGAATGTTAGCATCATTATCTAAACCAAATCTGTTTTGTGTGTTCTTGTTGTTGGTCAATCCACCGCTTTTGCTGTATGATCTGTTTGTGTTTGTAGATTGATTTCCTTGAGTATCTTTTGATCCATAATTTCCGTCATTGTAATAATATCTATAATATGTTTCCCAAAGAGCAGTTGTTACTCCATAATTGTCATCATGAAATGTGATGTTGATTGGATCGTATGAAATTTTTGTTTGTATTTTTCTTTTTACATTGTACTGTTGTGCAGTTACCATGTCCACAGTGTATTGTGGCAAGTCCACTGATTTTACCAACATATTCAATTCACGTTGATGATTGCTTAATGGTGGATCAGTTACTTTTGCTTGTGGGTTTATGTTGAATACAACATGGTATAAAAACTTTTGTTTGGGTGCTAATCTAAAACTGTCATCAACATACAATCTTGATGCGTGAGCAAAATCTGCCAAATTACCTTTTGGATTCAAGGTACCTTTGAACACATTATCTAAAAACCCTTTGAGTAAATTTGCCATATACTGTATTTATGTACGGGAAAAATGTGATGTTTTAAAAACAAAAAAGGGGCCGAAGCCCCTTATTGCTTTATAAATGCTTACGAAAATTACGCACCGCCGCCTGTAATTAAAGTGTTTACAGTTCTGCCTACAGCAGTTCCTACGCCAGTACCTTGAGGTGTTTGTATAGCATTATCATATCTTAGTGATAATGTTACTGTTACAGGGTCACTTGTACCATATGCTAATTGGTTATAGTTTGCGTTTTCAATGTAGCAACCATATAGTTCAAATGTTTCTAAAACATTAACTTGGTTGGCACCATTCGCACCGTCTGTAATTTCTATTCTTGTAACGAATTTGTAATCGCTACCTGAAGCCGCCGCACTCATTTCAAAGAAGTCAAATTGTTTTTGTAATTGTTCACCAACAAGTTTTTGAACATTGTTAGAAACATCTTCTCTTAATGTAAGTGTTACAGTTTCCCAACTGTGTTTACCTGCTAGATATACTTTTGAGTTGTAAACATCAATTGTTGTTGTTTCGAAAGTTAAATTGGGTCTTGTTACATCTACAACTTGTTTTGTAAGTTCAGTAGTTGGTGTAGATACACCAAAGTTTTCAAGACTTACTCTAAAACGATACTGTAACTTTGGCATTAACAGACCTTGATTAGAAGCAGATTGGTTACTGTCTAAAGGTACTGTAATTTTTGATAGTGTAGATATACTCATTTGTTTCTCCTATAATATTTATCTTATTATAATCCTGCTATTTCACCAGTGTTTTTCAATCTTAATGGTACGTAGATGAACTCAACTGCTTTGACTGGTTCAATTGCAATATCCAAGTACAACTCGTTTCTGTCTATTCTTGTAGGTGTGTTGTTTGATTCATCACACACAACTAAGAAGTCATAGATTGCTCTATTACCCACTAGTTCTAGTAATAAACTTTCTGCTTGAGCCTTGATTTCATCTCTTGTGATTTTATCATTTGGTTCAAACACATAAGGTCTTGCCAATTTGTTCAATTGACTTCTTAAGTAGATTACTAATCTAGCAACGTTGATTCTGTCTAGTGCAGAACTTCCAGCAAATCTAGTTTTTTGTCCGTAGTTCACTAAACCAGCACCTGTTATGAAAGTGATTGGGTTTACATTGTTTGTGTACAATGTGTCTCTTTGACCTTCATTTAATGCTGTTGAAACAAATTCACCTTCGCTGTTGATATAACCTGTTGCTGAAGCGTTTGTAATTCCACCTCTTCTAGTTCCTGCTGGAGCAAACCATGGGAAACTAACCTGATCACTTAACGCAATAGTTCTTAACATCATGTGTGATGCTGGAACAACTACATTGTTACCAAAGTTGTCTGAAGTGAAACCTGATGGATAAAACACACCCAAGTATGAGTCTGTGCTTACTAAACCATTGTCGTTATCTTCAACTGCTTTTTTAACATTTGATGCCCAATCTTGTAAAGTTGTTGCATCTGGTGTTAATCTCATTGGTGAGTCACCAACTATAAATGCTGATAATCCTCTATCATTGTTTAGTGAAATCATTTCACCAATCAATTCTGGATAACCAGGTGTTGCCATTAAATTGAACAATCTAGATTCGTCATCTCTAATTTCTTGATTAGAGTTAACCATTGCTTGTAAAGATTGTATAATAACTTTTCTTTGTGCTTTTCTGCCAAACGAACCTGCACCGTCTACTTGGTTTGCTGATTCAGTTACCCATTTGTGTGGATAGTAACTTGACATTAGAGAGTCTTTGTCTGAACCTCTTGTGTTTCTTGCTGTTACATCAACATGATTTCTCACAAATTTCTTAACATTAAATCCAGAACGTCTTAGGTTCCATAACAACATACCTTTTGGATATAATGCTGGATCTGGAGCATCTGTGTCTAAGTAATCACTTGCTAATAATTCAGCGATTGTAGCCGCAGTTGAATTAGCACCTGCTGTACTCCATCTCGCATCAGCAAACAATATTCCGTTTTCTGTTGTTTGATCAGTTTTGTCAACTTCAACCCATTTCAAAGTAGAAGCATTCCATTTGTAAATTGTTGGATAGTTTTCTAAGTCTGCTGTTGAAATCCATAAGTCACCTTCTACAAGTGCTGTTCCATCTGATTGTGTAGTTGGAGCAGTTGATTTAACTTGTGGACCTGCTGGATCTGAACTTGATACTGCTGAGTATCCTTTCCAGTCTGTACCGTTGTGATACATTATATCAACTTCATCAACAATTGATGAATACCATAATTGACCGTCTGCCGCAGTTGTTGTTACTGCTGTGTCACTTGGTGTGTAAGATAAAATTTTCCAGTTAGTTGCTCTAAAGTTTGAACCATCTGTGTATAAGTTTGGTGTTCCTGCTTTTGTCACATAATTGTATGCTGAGAATCCCATAGAAGCAAATACACCTGATGTATCTACTATCACAAAGTCTCCGCCTTTTGTATGTTCAATTACTACTCTGTTAGTTGCATCAACACTTGCTTTAATGTTTGTAAAGCCTGCGCCATTGATTTGACCAGCAATTAAATCTGCGTCAGTTGCCGCTCCTGTTGGAGTTACACTAACAGTGATTGCTGAATTTAAAGCCGCTTGACCAACAATTGATTCAGCAATAGTAAATGATTGAGCACCAGTTGAAACTTGTGCCGCTATCACTGAACTTGTGATTGCTGTTGAACCTGTTGATTCTCTTCTGTGAATAGTTTGATCTAAACCAGTTGCAGAATTTTCCCAATCAATATACAGATCGCCTACAGCAAGATTTAATCCGCCGCCTGCTCTATCTAAATTGTATAAAGCCTCTTCGTTACTTGCGTAAATTGGTGCGGAAATAGTTTCCCATAATTTTGTAGTACCGTTGAATTTTTTAACTGCCCAAACAGCCCCTGAATTAGGAGTAGTTGTTTTAACCCAAACAGAACCAGTTGGTCTTGGATTCGAATCTGTTGATTTGAATGCTGGAACTGAAGTGTGTGGACCAGTTGATAATGCTGGAACATAGTAAGTACCAGGAGCAATACCTAATGCTATTGATGTGTCTAATGTACCACTTGCAATTTGAATGTCAGCATCTGCCGAACCATTGTAATAAATCGCTAATAAACCACCAACTGCTCTTGCTGATAAACCTGAAACACCTGCTCCTGAAATATCTG